AGAGGCAGACTGCCCCCAAAGCTCGGTCACCGGCATCTCGGCAGCCCCAGCAGTCCACACCATGAATTGCTCCATGATCTGGCTCAGGCCGGAGAAGGCGATGCTCTTGCGGTCATAGACCTCGTTGTCCTGGTCCAGCAGGCCAAGGTTGATGATCCCCTTGAGCATGCCGAACAAGCGGTAGCGCTCGGTGATCTGATCACACTGCGCGCTGGACAATGCGCCCTGCAGGCCTTTCACGCTGATGGTGTCGACGTTCGCCTCAAGCACCAGGGAGGCGATACCGCCCTTGGTGGCCACCACATCGCGCAGGTCTTCCATGCAACGGCGTAGGCGGCTGTCACCCCAGCCCTGTTCGAACTGAGCCATGCGGCGCGGCAGGCGGGCACCGGTGCGGCGGATGACGTGCGAGTAGTGGATCGGCTGCTGGCCGTTCACGACCGTGTACACCTCGGGCAGCATCCAGTTGGGCGCCAGAGGGTCGGTGAAGTTGAATTGGCTTGGCTGAATGTCCCAGCGATCAAAGACGACGATGTTCTTCAGGCCGCCCTTCTTCACCTTGTCCAGGTTGAGCGGCTTGCTCAGGTCCTGGCCGGTGATCATCAGCATGGCCGCGCCGCCGTAGAGGTCAGCCCAGCAGCACGCATCCAGGTACTTCTGCTGCACACCCAGACGGCGCTCTTCAGCAGCGATCTTCTTTGCGTCCTTGCCCGAGAAGGTGCGCCACTCACGCAGAGCATCTTCGTTGGGCTTGTCCACGATGCGCCGGGCCAGCCAGTTGGACTGGTAGGCCGCCTCCAGCTCATACGGCGTGACGAACTGGAACCCGAACCGGTTGTGCGTGCGCTTGTCGCGGTTGGTACCGATGTTGGCTACCAGGTTGGAAAGACTGTCCGATGTTACAATCCCGCCAGACGGCACTTGAATTCGCGGTTTTGATGTGGTCACAGGTTTTTACTCCGCGCCACGAAATGGCACTTCATGATTTTGTGGCGCGGCTATTTGCTCTTGCTGCGCTGGATCTGCGCATCGACCTGGTCAGCGCAAGTGTCGAGCAGGCTGATAGCCCGATCCTTCAGCGCCCAAAGGTCGCCATTCAGGCGCAGGTCTTCGTCATCGTCTACCCGCTCGCACGGGACCATCTCAGGGGGCTCGAGACGCACCGCTGTTGTCTTTACCGTTACCGGCTGAGGCTTTGCCGCGCAGGCCGTCAGGAAGAGGCTGAGCAGCCAGTCACGAACAGGTTTGCTGTTGCGCTTGAGGTCTTCAAAGTTCTTCTCCGCCTTACGCGCTTTCGCATTGCTTGCCGCAAGGCGCTTGTTCAGGTCCTTGAGGTAGTCAGCGTTGCGCTGGGCTTCGGCCCGTAGGGTGGTGATGGTGGCCTGGCTCTCGGCATTCGCGTCGACGGCCTTTTTCTTCTCGCCAGCTTCGAATGCCACCTCTCCGCGCAGTGCGACCACGCGGTACTGCTGGATACCCACTAGCAGCACAGCAACCAGGGTGATGATCAGTGCGGCAGCGATGGCTTTCATACGGCGTCCACCTTGCGACCCAGAAAGCGGGTCACCAGCTCGCGGATGGCTGTCACACCTAGGAAGCCGATCGTGCCGCCTGCCGCTACCGACAGACTCGGCGGCCAGCTCATCCACTCGATCAGGCTGGACGCAACCAGGCTCAGCGACCCACAGATCAGCGACTCGAAGATGATCCGGCGCTTACTGGTTTCTTTGGCGTCGTAGAGGACGCGCAGTAGGGAGACTGTGACGGCCATTATTGCGCCCTGCCATAGCGGGTTCGAAAGGGCCAGCCAGATCTGCGCCCACGTGTCCGGGTTCTTGTCAGGCATGGGGATAATCCGGCTTTCGTCCCTTTCGGGGTTTGAACGAAGAAGGCCCCGCTACTTGGCGAGGGCCTGAATAGATACGCAGTCTTTCCCGCTGTCAGCCAAAGGCATCACCGATGCCAACACCCCGCTGCATTGGTCTCATCGGTTCCGCCTCAAGCCACCCGCGAAGCATGTGAGGTGCGAGCGCTTGGGCTGCCGGTGTTTTTCTGCATCGCGGCACTACCGGCTTATCCGCGTCCAGTTATCCCCTTCGGGCCACACTGGCAGTGGGTCCCAGCTCACCCATCGGGCAACAAAAAACCCGGCGCAGTGGCCGGGTTCATGTGGGTGTTTGCCGAAGGCAAAATTATCAGGATGGCGAAATCATGCCATCAGCCGCACAGGAACGCAATAGGGCCTCAAGCGGCCCTGCGCATTTCGTAGATTGCCGCTGCCACCGGGCTCAATGCATCCCTGTCCAAGTCCTCGCAGCACTCGAACGAAACGCGGATCACATCACCCCAATCGCGCTCCCAGTTGCGTGAATCCAGCGCTACCCCATAGTGGGCATCCATCCATGCGCGGAACCCTTCAGGAGACGCCAATGGGTCCTCGTTGGCCGACTGTCCGCCCTGGTGCATGTACCGGTACCGGGCCATAACGCCCTTGACCACGTACTCGAGTTTTTCGCGCTTGGCGGCGGTCATGCGCGGAGAGCGCTGCATCACCATGATGAAAACCGATTCCTCGGCCGTCTCCTTGGTGTCGACGTCGAGCCGCGGTGAGTACATGAAATTGCCGAAGGCTTCACGTGCGCAGTGAGCTTGCCGATCGCCGACTGCACCTGGCCGGCGATGACCTGGTGTGCGGCATGGCCGGCATGGCGCTGCCGCTCGGTGGTTTGCACCATTGCCCCCAGCAGGCCAAGCTGCTCGATGAATGAACCCTGCTGTCCCAGGCCGTGTACAGGCAGTCGTGCCAAGCCTGACGCGCGCTATTCAGCTGCATGGGCCGCCCTCCTCGCGCTTGCGCTTGGCTCTGATGGCAGCAGCACGAGCAAGCGCATAGCCGCCGAAAATGACCATACCCAGGATCAGCAGCTGGGCGCTGTCAATTGGTGTCCAGTTCATGCTGCCTCTCCCTTCTGTGTCTCGATACGGACGCGCACAGCGCCGCCCTTGATCGTTTCCTTGCTCACCCTGATCTGGGTGGCGAACACGTTGTCGTCGATCCCCAGGGCATCCGCCAGGCCGTCACGGCCCGCTTTGAACATCGCCAGCAGGTTGTCGTCGTCGCGCCGGCGGCGATCGGGCGGCACGAACTCGAGCATGAGCAGCGCTTCACCCTTGGGAGCCTGGATACCGGCCTGCTTCGCCAGCAGGTGGCAGGCTGCCCGGTACGACTTCGCCGCCTTGCTCTTGCGCGACCAATGCACGCGGGCGTTCGGGCTGCATGCGGCCGGCGGCCACGGTAGTGTCAGTTCCGTCATGCGGCCCCCTTGATGGTCAGAATCCCGGCCCGAATCAGGGCCTCATGCGTCTCAGCGATTGCGCGAGGTATGTCGGACCAGTCCACCTCGCCCTTTCCCCGACCATCGAGCACGTCATGACAAGCACTGCAGGCGTAGACCGCGACGGTGTCGAAGCCTTCATGCCCATGCCCTTCTGGCGCATGGCAGGTGGGCCAGGACGGTGGTGGCCGGGTCGAAGTTACAAGTCCCTGGAATTCTGACTGTGCAGTCCTGGCCGCGGGCGCTGTCGCGGACCTTCTTCGATACGACGCGCATTCAGTACCTCCCATCCCACAGATCCTTCTGGCTCCAGCGCACTCCGTGTTCAGCCCCAAACGCTGCGACCCATTCCAGGAGGCTCGCGCACTGCTTCACGCTCAGCTTGCTTGTGCGCTCGTACACGACGTCGAACCCGTTGCCGTCAAGTGCCGGTATCAGTTGAGGTTGTTCGCCCGCCTCACGCAGCCAGGCGGCAGTCAGGAGGCGCTTCCAGATCAGGACGTCCCACTTCTTGCCGGCATGCTCGACCTGCTTTGAGATATCGCTCAGGCAGGCATGGAGCTTTTTGTTCTGCTCACCGCTGCGGTCCTGGTCCTTGATGACGATCTTCTTGGGGCGGGTGAAGTCCTGGGCCTGCAGGATGCCGAAGAGACGATTGGCGTCGGCCATGCTGTGCATCACGAAATCAGTCATGGCTCGCCTCCTTTCCAGCTGGATTAGTCAGCCAGTGCAGCGCCAGCGGGCCGCATGTGACGACCATCAGAATGATCATCGGGCGAAGAGCGCCATCAACGGCAACGCCGATGGCCCCGTAGAGAACGCACAGAAATAACGCAACTTGAACCCGGGTCACTGGTCCGCCTCCTTGGCCATGGCCGCCGCATGCAGCTTCGCTACGCATCCAGCAAGGTCGTGCTTCTCTTGGAAGTACTCACTTGCATAAGCGCCCCAGGTAGCCACTTCCTCGGATGCTTCCAGCAGCGCCTTGCGCAGCGCCTCGTTCTCAGCCCTGAGCTGGTCA